TCCCCTCTTCAAATATTTACGCGAATGATGTTTTCTTGACCCTCCTACAATCCCCATTCTTTGCGGATCGATCTCCATTCTGTTTTGCGGATAAAAGCTATGCAGCGGCACTTGAAATGACGAATTTCCTCCCTTTTGTCTGCGACGTCTCTGCGTCTTCCTATTCGTCTTCGTCTTTCTCTGATTTGGCATTTATACATTATATATCACATATTATTTATTCAACATCGACATGGGTTAACATGTGTCTTCGGCAACAAGGATCCATCAATCCTAAATCATCCAACACCTCTCCCTCGGCCGTCTTTTTCGTGTTTTCTCTTGTGAAGTAGATCGTTTTTGATATTACTGCGTCGTCCTCTGTACCCATCTTCTCTTGTTTCTTTCGTCGCGTTTGTTCCAAATAGTACCGGTACTTATTGGCGAGTACTTTGCCACAGGTTACGCATTTTACTGGGATGATCATGATTATTATAAAGAGGATTTATATATTTTTTTTATGAATTATAGCCGAGTCCTTTCCGAGCAAATGCGTGTGCTACGTTGCGATTCAATGAATGCTTATCCAATAATCCGGGGCAAGTCTTTACGTGATGCAACTTCACATTGCCATTCTTGGAAAACAGTATGTGCATCGGCTTCAAAAGGTCTTGATTCTTCACGTCCTCGCCATTTGTCTTCTTCCAATCATTCTTTGCCCAGACATCACAGTGATAGGTTAACGATTTGATCGTGTAATTAGAATCGGTATGGATTATACATTCTTCGTTTCTGAAATAGATCCAATGTAGGACCAGCGAATACTGCACAGCCAACAATTCACAACGCTTGCTTGTAGGAGGTATTGTTAATGGATAAGTCTTGCTGATATTCATGTGTTCGTGATTTGGAAAGTAGATTCCGAATGCACCTCTTGCATGGGGTGTTCCATTATTCATACAAGATCCATCGGTGTAAATCTTGATCGAAAAGAGTCGCCTAAGGAAACCCATGTTAAGGAAACCCATGGTTTCCTTATAATCCTTCCTTATATTTTGCATAGCTTATGATGTTAATAGTAATATTAACATTAAAAATGTGGGAAGTGATTTCTCGTATTAATTTATGATCCTATGAGACATCTTTATGCAATATAAGCTATAGGTACGTCGCTTAAAAGGAGGGATCAAAAGGGAACTACGTTCCCTTTACAGTTACCGTAACACTTCCCTTGATAATAGTAGAAGTCTTTGTTCTTCAAACTATAGTCGCTGTAATTGGCCACTTTGTCTGGACCATTTTCGTTTCCAGCCACGCACTTTTGACCGCCAAGTAACACACAACAACTCGTAGACGCACATGTATTGAGATCCAGGGCCCCACATTTTTCTTCGATGGTGGTTGAATCATTTTTGTTTTGTGTGCAGAATCCGCCCAACATGCTTGCCGTGTTATAAACCGGTGCCAGCTGAGATTGTCTCGTTGTCCGACTCAAGTAAACACTGTCTTCATAGTTCGGCACATAGTTCGACGAACCGAACTTGTACGCACCTGGAATGTAATAGAGTACGGGTGAAAACTCGGCTTCGGTGTTTTCGATCTTAATCATGTTTCCATTTTGGTCAAACTGATAATAAACACCGAGGTTGTTGTCGGAAGCATCTTTCGGGTCACCTTGGCGATATTCTCTGTCTATATCAGACGCATTAAATGAGATATCCGAATTATCGAATGTTTGTAGAGCGTATAAGGTTGTATTGAAAACGAGAAAATCAGCCGCCGTGTCTGATTCGGTTCGCTTACCGAATTCATAACCCTTCGGTAATGGATTCGGCAGTCGTTTCATTACGTGTTTCTTGTTTCCATTTCCTTCGGTGACTTCTACTCGATAGTAGTTTTCGGGCAGCGGTAAATCCTTTCCAGTGACAACGCCCGAAACGACAGTTGTATAATCGACTCCAGGAATGTCTTCGTAAGGCGACTGGTTTAACTCCTTGTCTGTGGTGTTTTTATAGTAGTCAATCGCCTTCATAACTGACTGTGTTTTAGGAACAAGAACCTTTGAATCGCCAATCGATAACTCATACCCATACGGTATAATCGGTTTCATTTTGAAACTTGGTACTAACTCCGTTCCTATATTCACTTTTGTGTATCCATTTGGAACATCGATTCCAACCCCGCGATTCTCTGCAGTAGCTCCTGGAATCTCTATAGGTACGCCAGACAAATCAGTTCCGAGCGTTACCATTTGTTCCATCACGATAATGTCTCTTGTCAAGAGATAATAGATAATCACGCAACATATTAAAAACACAAATACGCATAGAGACAACATTTTTTTTTTAATATAATATACTATAGTATTATATCTAAATATTATGATGACAACAATCCAGGATTTTGTTAAAACCAAACTGAATGTTTTGCCACAATTTCATTTGTCTCCTTCCTCAAAATCTTTCTTGAAAACATTATACGAGATTGCAATAAAAACAGAGAAACCGCGTTACAAAACAGTTTCGCAAAACAACCCATGTTTGCCTAACAAGCCTTTCCCCAAAGGCCAGATATTGGACACCATGAACGACTATGTGAAATCCCATGTTTATCAAATGAACAAAAGCGTCACCGAGGTTAAGTTGTCTGTTGGGAATAGAGTCTACAACATCCATTTCGTTTGTAAAGCCGGAATCATTTTGAAAATAGATTATTATCTCACATTAATGAACATATGGTTACACATCGCAACTCGATTTGCCGAGCCATCGTGTTCAACCGTTGTGAATGTATACTTGTATTTGACCGAGATGCGAAAACTCTTACCCACCGAGTTTGGAGAAACGATTGACGTGGAACACGTAAACACCGCATTTACAACCAAATGTTATGCAGAGACAGAGATACTGATCTTTCGAAAAGAAGAATGGTTCAAAGTGTTTATACACGAATCGTTTCACAATCTCGGTCTCGATTTCGATTCTTCAGAGAAAAACAAAACATCACTTCGGTCAATCTTCCCTTTACAGTCGAACTGTTTGTTGGAGGAGACCTATTGCGAGTTTTGGGCCGAGTTATTGAACATCCTTGTTTTAAACGCGGTTAAGAGAACGCCATGGGATCGTGCCTACATTAATGTAGAGAGACAAATCCAGATCGAACGCAAGTTTTCGCTATTTCAGTCTTCGAAAATCTTGGATTATTTCGATTTGAATTATGTAGAACTGTTTGAAAAATCGGCTGAATCAGAGAAGTTGCGTAAAGACTTCAAAGAGAACACCGAGGTGTTTTGTTACTATATTTTGAAAACCTTGTTGTTCTACAACTGCAATGCTTGTTTGGAGTGGATTTTTGTAAACTGTAAAGGGACCATTCAGTTTATACAAGAGAAGTCGGATCAGTTCATAACGGACATGATTTTGCAAAAACACGATGATGCAGACTTTATCAAGACGATTGAGAAGGTCCAGTCGCTTTTTGATAAACCACGTTCGAGTTACATTTTCAAAACCTTACGTATGACAGCGATTGAATAAAACATCACAACAAGATATTATAGAGAAAACACACATGAGTTATCAAGACATTGGACTATTGATTTTAACCGAAATCGTCGGAGACTTTGGATTCAAGAGTTTTGCCGACAAGGGTGGATTATACAATTTCTCAGTTGGTATGACTGGTTACATCGGCGTCATCTATTTTCTAATTCGATCCTTGCAAGGGTCCCAAGTGTTGCTGGTCAATGCGGTTTGGGATGGATTAAGTGCCCTCATTGAATCGCTTGCTGCAATTATTGTTTTAGGAGAGAGATTCGACGATCCCTACAAGTATGTAGGCATTCTATTGATTGTTACTGGCCTGTTTTTCTTGAAACTACCGGTTGTTAGTCAACAAACCTTTGTATTCCCGAAACTTATTGAAAACATGATTTTCAAGTAATTTGTCGAAATGGTATAAATACAACCAACCTAACCAACCTAACTAACCTAACTACCCAACATGGGGATTCGAAATCTAAACTATTTTTTAACACAGCACTGTCAACCCGATTCTATTAAGAAAACACATCTAAGCGAGTTCTACGGGAAAAAAATCGTGATCGACGCGAGTATTTATATGTATCGTTTTGTAGGAGAGAACAAACTGGAAGAACAAATGAACTTGATGGTTTCCGTGTTGTTGCGATACAACATCAATCCGATTTTTGTTTTCGATGGACCGCCTCCTCCAGAGAAGATGGAGGTTTTAAGAGAACGACGCAGGAACAAACAGTTTGCCCAAGAAAAATACGAGGGTCTCAAACAACAACATACGGAAGAAGAAACCGACGAGATGAAACAGTTGAAAAAACAGTTTGTCTATATTACAGAGAACGATTATCGCATCGTTAAGTCAATATTGAATAAACACAGCGTGAATTGGATGACCGCAACCGGCGAAGCCGATCAGCTTTGTGCACATATGTTACACACTAGACAAGCATATGCTTGCATGAGTGATGACATGGATATGTTTGCATATGGATGCGTCCGCGTGTTGCGACATTTCAGTCTGATCAAACATAATGTCTTGACGTATGATTTGTATAACATATTGACCGATCTGCAAATGAATATTCAAGAGTTTCGGCAGATATTGATATTGTCAGGGACTGATTATAACATGTCAGATTCCACGAGTTTGCTCGATTCTGTTAGCTGGTTCAAAAAATACAAGAAACAAATGATTTTAAGAGAAGGTTATATCCCCACTTTTTACGAATGGTTGTTAAAACATACGAAGTATATTCATAATGCGGATAAACTATATTCGGTTTTGAACATGTTTGTACCGATGAACTAAAATTATATATACAATTTTTTAGGTATATATATAATTTGATCAGAGAGAGAGAGTTTCTCCTTTGTATAATGTATATAATGCAAATTGGCGACATCGCATCTTTGATCATCAAGCACCGCGGGTTTTTAGCAAAGATATTTACAAACCTCTTCGTTCAACTTGCGATAACGTATTATGTTATGGAAAACAGTTCGGTTCCTGAAAACAGATGGTCTTATTTCTTGGGATCGATTGTCTTACTGTTAGTGATTGTTGGAACCAGTTTGCCATATTGGGCCAAGTTCCTGGTATTTGTCTTGTTTTCGTATTTGTTGGGCAAGCTTTCTGCTAGATTAAAAACGAGATATAATGAAAATGCGATTCGCAGCGGAATTTTAGGTGCCATGGGCATATTCGCCATCATGTTTGTCGTCGGGGCTATGATTCCAGTTCTTGGATACCGGTTTGGACAAGCGTTGTTTTTCGCCCTTCTTGGACTCCTTATTGCACGCATAACGGCAATGTTTTCGGAAAAGAACGGAGCAGTACACAAATGGCTGTCGGGTGCAGGAATTGCTATATTTGGCTTGTATGTTGCATATGACACCAACAACATATTGAAACGTGCCGATTATTACAACGGCGATTTTATTACCGCGTCGATGGACTATTATTTGGATATTATCAATCTGGTAAGGGACACACTTAATCTTTAAAGGAAACCAAGGTTTCCTTTTGATCCTTCCTTTTGATCCTTCCTTTAAAGGAAACCAAGATTTCCTTTTGATCCTTCCTTTAAAGGAAACCAAGATTTCCTTTTGATCCTTCCTTTAAAGGAAACCAAGATTTCCCTTTGATCCTTCCTTTAAAGGAAACCAAGATTTCCCTTTGATCCTTCCTTTAAAGGAAACCAAGATTTCCTTTTGATCCTTCCTTTAAAGGAAACCAAGATTTCCTTTTGATCCTTCCTTTAAAGGAAACCAAGGTTTCCTTTTGATCCTTCCTTTAAAGGAAACCAAGATTTCCTTTTGATCCTTCCTTCGTTGGTTAAGATCCTTCCTTTTAAGCATGGGATTAAAAGGGAACGGCAGTTCCCTTTACAGAACTAAATATACATAGTTAAGTTAAGTTAAGTTAAAACAGATCACGCATATACACACTTGTTACGCCCGTTCTTGATAAACGTTCCGTCATTTCTTCATTTGATCCGGCGGCAACCGGTTTCGTCCCATCCTCAAGCATGTAGACAACCTTGCCAGCACGCGATAAATCTTCCGCGGTGCCGCCTGCACAATAGTCTCTCGCCAATCCGGAGATGAATACAATATCAAACTTCTTGGTGTCTAACCAACTTAGAAGCGGCGTCGATGGTTCGCCGAGAGTATCCAATACCGCCGAATACGACTCTCTTTTGCCGAACCCCTTTTTGAATTCGACCTCGGTCCCATCAAGCTCAAGAAGTGAACTGATCTGACATCCGTCTGTCCCCTCAATGCAATGGTCGGGCCAAACCACCTCGAGTTTTTTATTCTCGTTTGATTCTGGATAGGTTACTTCGATTTTGGTGAATGGATCGACCTTATGAGTAGATGCAAATGTGACGTCGCCGTGAACGTGACTGTCGCGAGTCATGAAGATTGCATCGCTGAAGAGTTTCTTGAACCCATTTACTGGCTCAAACACCTCGTTTCCTCCCAGGACAGCCAGTGAACCACCGGGGCAAAAATCGTTTTGGAGATCGATTATACCAAAACACATCTTTGTTTCTGCGTACTCAGTTGCATCTTCCAATGTTATACCATACTTTGTTAATACGGGCAGACACTGTTCTGAACGAATTGCGTCGAAATATGCGCGACACACCTTGGTTATGTTTGAACAATACATATCGGCGATTTCCTTTAAACTGTTGAAGATTGGTGCAGGATTCATCAAGTTATCTGTCATTGACCCGACAGAATGTGAACTTGATTCAATTCTTTGTTGGTTGCGTCCTTGAACGAAATATACGGTTCGGCCTTCTTGGTTATCTGGTTCATATCGGATGACGTCACCCACCTTTCCGATCGAAGAAAGCTCGATTCTATTAAACACATGATGGGTTTCAGAGAGTGAAAGAGCTCTTAGCAAAAGTAAACATTTGATTATCTGGACACGCTCGGCGTCGCCGGTTAACTTTAAAAAAATTGTAATGATCGACATGATTTAGGAATAAAAAATATTATTTTTATGATTTTTTGTTGCAATCCTTTTGTTGCAATCCTTTTGTTGCAATCCCCCCCCCCTCCTCAACTTTTTCGAGGAGCAAAGAATGAGGAGCAAAGAATATTTGTCAAACGTTATATTATATAATGTCATCGTTTACAGAAGATGTACAACATGTACCTGATGTACAAGATGTTGTCCTTGTAGATACAAGTGAACCATCACAAGGATTGATTGAGTATTCAAATCAAGTTAAAGAAATTATTGAATCCGGACATTTCCCAAATGATTTATTAAGAATACTTGGTTCAAACAAGTCAATGTTTAAGATTACAAATGGTGGACGTAAAAAGAGCAATCGACAAGGATTGATTCGTCGATCTACTATAAAAAGGAAACAAAAAGGCGGCGAAAAGTCGATGTTGACCCAGTTATTGATTGGCATATTTGTTGGAACCGCTATGTTGCGAATTGGACAAGTCGATTTTGGGCAAGTTATGGAGTGGATAAGGACGAATCCGAATTTTTATTACACCTCTATATTCAGCGTTCTTCTTTCGAAATTTCCAGAGTTTACAAGAGAACTTTATGTAAAAGCAGTTACAAAAAAACTAGTTGACATGATTTCGTCAGATATGTTCTTAATTGGTTCGGTTACCAAACTATACAACATGTTCACATTTGGTTCTGGAAATTTTAGTGAAGAATCAAGAAAATGTTTGTTGCAAATTGCGAATAGAATTGAATCCTCGCATGCGAATGTTTTTAAATTTGTAAGTGACTCACTTGGTTCTGTAACAGTTGATCTGAAATGTCCAATATTGTGCAGGTAAAGTAGTTTTGCTGACGGATAAAGCAGTTTTGCTGACGATGAAGGAAAATGTTTTTTTTTATCGCACCATCAATAAATCGATTTGTTCTTCGTCTGTCTTCTTTTTATCTCCAAAGTACGGATATGCAAGCTTTTCTGCCACTAATGTTTCGTTAAATGATTTTGTGTCCGGATTCGATAGCGTATACAACCAACCAAGTAGTCGCCCATATTTATCGAACTTTCCACATTTCAATGTAATCAAACATTCTTGATTGCTCAACAGTTTACGTAAATTGATTCGCGGAAGATGGATATCAATTGGTTGCGATGGAGAGTTCGTAATCAGTTCATACAAACGCATTCGAGCACGCAATCCATGCTCTCTGTTTTTCGATGTCAGTTCACATGTGTCGATTTCAGCAAGTCTCACTGTGAATTTATAATGGTTGTCGAAGATTCGAATCGCACAAGTGACTGTGTCGCCATCGTATATATCAATCACTTTGGCTGTGTATATCTGGTTTTCAAGAGTAAACGACGGAGTGTTTTCATAACTGCACTTTGTCAAGACACGGTTGTCTGTGTTTTTGCAACATGTTTGTCCCATCTTTTATAATTTATTTATGAATGTCGTCATAAATAAATAAATGAAACGTACCATGGAGTGCACCGCGACCCTTAGCACCGCGACCCTTAGCACCGCGACCCTTAGCACCGCAACCCTAACGATTTACGAAAAATACCTCGAATACACCCGCCAATATCAACAACAGTATGGAGCAAACACCATTGTTTTAATGATGGTCGGATCCTTCTTTGAAGTCTATGGGCTCAAATCACCAACGACTGGCGAAGTCTCCGGAAGTGCCATCCTCGAGTTCTCTCAGATCTGTCAAATGAATGTCAGTGAAAAGAAAAAGGTTTCGGTCAATGGTCACACCGTTTTGATGGCCGGTTTCCCCGAATACACTTTGGAAAGGTATTTGCAAAAACTCAGCGAATCCGGGTATCGAAGCGTTGTCTATGTACAAGACGAAGAGAACAGCGTTCATGGTGAAAAGAAGAAGCACATTTTCCATTCGATCCATTCCGCCGGTACCTTTATCCCCTACGAGATTGATCAACCCAAACTGTCCAATCACATCATGTCGGTTTGGATCACTGGTTACATGCCTTTGTCAAAGTCCCGTCCACAAATCGTATGTGGCATATCCGTCATCAATATCTTCACCGGCAAATCGTTCATCTCCGAATTCAAAGCCCCCTTTGAAAACAATCCTACGACGTTCGACAATCTGGAACGAGCCATCTCCGTATACAACCCTTGTGAAATCATCATTCTCTATGACTTGCTCAAGCTCACCGAAAACGAACCCTCTCTTTTGAAATCCATCAAGACATATACCGGGATTGACATCGACTGCGTCCATCACGTTTGCATTCGAGACAATCCCAAGGCGATCAATTGCATGAAACAACAATTTGTCGTTCAATTGGTCGAATCCTTTTTTGGTTCCGAATCCTACGAAACATGTGAAGAGTTCTCCTTGTTTCAAACCGCCACCCAATCGTTTTGCTACTTGCTCAACTTTGTCCAAGAACACGACCGATCGCTTGTGAAAAACATCCACATCCCCACGTTCGCATCCATCAATATGAATTGCATCCTAGCGAATCAAACGCTGAAACAGCTGAATATCATCGAAGACAAGAGTGCCGACAGTGTTCGCAGTGGCCGATTCTCCTCCGTCCTACATTTTATCAATCGTGCGTGCACCCCCATCGGCAAGCGGCGGATCAATGAGTTGATTACTGCACCCGTCTTTGATAAACAGTGGTTAAGAGCCGAGTATGACATGGTTTCGCATTTGTTGCACC